AACCATATGTAAAAATGCATCCTTGGTATAAAGGATTTGAAGGAGAAGTTAGACCTAAAGATGATAATAGTTATGAAATTTATGGTAAATGGGAAATTAAAGGAGATAAACTTATAATTACTGAATTGCCAGTAGGAGAAGCAACTTCTGATTATAAAGAGTTTTTGGAAAAGTTATTGGAAGATGAACCTGAAAAGAAAGATATAAAGAAAAAGAAAGAAAAGAAAAAGAATCCATTCTTAGGCTACAATGATAATAATACTGATAAGAAAGTAAATTTTACATTAGAATTTGAACCCGCTTATTTGAATAAACAAAAAGACTTGGAATCTACTTATCACTTGGTTAGAAAAGTAGCAATTAGTAATATGCACCTTTATAATAAAAATGGTGCTATTCAAAAATATGACACCATTGAACAAATTATGGATGAATATTTTGATGTCAGATTGGATTTGTATCAAAAGAGAAAGGATTACTTGTTACACGAACTTGAAAATCAATTAAAGTTGATTAGTTGGAAAGTTAAATTTATATTGTTAATTGTAGAAAAGAAACTAGAAATTAATAATAAAAAGAAAACAGAAATTGAAGCTGATCTACAAACTAAAAAGTTTCCTAAAATAGATAATAGCTATAATTATCTTTTGACAATGCCTATTTATAACTTGACCAATGAAAAGATAGAAGAGTTAAAGAAACAACAAAATGAGAAGGAAACTGAATTTAATTCTTTGGTTGAAAAAACACCTGAAAAATTATGGCTAACTGATTTAGAGATTTTGGAAGAATCATATGATAAATGGTATGCTCTTACTAACAAAAAGTCTGAATTAACAAGTAAAAAATCAACTAAAAAATAATTATAAAGAGAATTTTATTTATTAAATAATCATGAGTAAAACTGTATCAATTGTAACTATAACACAGTTAAAAAGATTTGAATGTTTAAAAATTCTTCAAAATCTAATTCAAAATCAAACTTATACAAATATTATTGAATGGGTAATTATTGAAGGTAGTCGTGATAAAGAATCTGCTGAAATTAATAAAAATAATATTAAATCATTAACACAAGGTAATATAGTTTATTTAGAATATAAAGAAAATAGAAAATTAGGAGAATTAAGAAACATTGCTAATAAAGCTTGTAAAGGTGATATTACTGTATGTATGGACGATGATGATTATTATCCACCTACTCGAGTAGCTCACGCTGTAGAAAAATTAAATTCTTCTAAAGCATTAATTGCTGGATGTTCTGCTTTATATGTTTTTGATTACTTTTTAGGTAAACTTTATAAATTTAAAGCTAATAAATTCGGTCCTAATCATTCTACTAATAATTGTATGGCTTGGAAAAAAGAATATTTATTAAAAAATGAACATGATAATAGTAAAGAAACTGGTGAAGAAGCTAGTTTTACTAAAAATTTTACAGAACCATTAGTTCAATTAGATGCAGAACATACAATTATTTGTTCAAGTCACGATGGTAATACATTTAACAAAAGAGATTTATTAGTTGGAGGGACATTAGAAATTAATCCAACTGTTGAAGAAATAGAAGATAATTTTTTTATTAAATTAGATTATTATGAAAAATATAAAAATATTTTTGTAAAAGAAACAGATAGTAAATATGATATTACTTATTTAGCAGGAGGATTTTCAATTAAATGGGATCCTAAAGATTTAAGTCTAGGAGGTTCAGAGCAAGCTATTGTTAATTTAACAAGAGAATGGGTTAAAATGGGTAAAAAAGTTGCTGTTTATGGAGAAGTATCTGAATGTATTTTTGATGGTGTAGATTATTATAATTGGAAAACTTTTCCTTTTGAACAAAAACATAATATTCTTATTTTATGGAGATTTTATGGAATAGGTTGTTCATTACCATTTAATGTTAAAGCTAATAAAATATGGGCAGATTTTCATGATAATTTTACTATGCCTGAATTTTCAAAAATATTTAAAAAATATGGAAAAAAAATAAATACTTTATTTTTTAAAAGTAATTTTCACCGAGAAGAATTTGAAAAATGTATGAAAGAAAAAATATCACCAAGCAGATATGTCATTATTCCAAATGGTATTCGTGTTAAAGAATTTTCTGAAAATAAAGAAAATATAATTAAAAACCCATATAGATTTATTTATTGTAGTTGCTATATGAGAGGTTTAAAAGAAATTTTGCAATTTATCTGGCCAATCATTTATAATAATGAACCTAGAGCAGAATTACATATATATTATGGAATGAACAATATTAAAGATGATAATTTAATAAAAATGTTTTCATATTTATTAGCCCAACCTGGAGTAATGGATCACGGAAGACAACCGGTAGAAATAGTTTCTAGAGAAAAACATTTATCAAGCTTTCATTTATATGTAACTAATACTTCAGTTGAAATAGATTGCATTAGTATTAGAGAAAGTTTAGCATCTGGATGTATTCCAATTATTTCTAATTTTGGTGTGTTTAAAGAAAGAGAAGGTTTTCATTTAGATTTAGAAGATGGTAATATTAAAAGTTATCAAGCAATTGCATTAAAAGTTTTACAATTAATGGAGAACAATAATAGGTTAGTTGAATACAGAGAAAGAATTAAGAAATCACCTTTGCTAAATGATTGGAAAGAAATAGCAGAAAGATGGTTAAAAAATTGAACAAGATATATTATAATAATTATATTATTAATATAATATGTCTGAAAAACCAAGTATAGAGTTTCAAATTTACGATTGGGTCGAGGACCATTTCAAAGAACCCGGAGAAGAAGAAGATCAAAATAAGATAGGTGAATATATAATTAATGTTTTTGGTAGAACGATGGAAGGTAAATCTGTTTATGCAAAAATTATAGGATTCACTCCTTATTTTTATATAGAATTACCTCAAGCTTGGTATAGTTACAATAATAATAAAATAAAAGCTAAAATTGATAAATTAAAAGAGTTTCTTCTTAGCAAATATAATAATAAGATTTGGTCAAAATTTAAATGTACTTTAATAGATATTGATTATATTAAAGAAGCTAAAAAAGCAGATGGATTTACGAATGATAGTAATTTTAAATTTGCAAGATTAAAATTTAATAATAGTGAAGGTATGAAAAAGTTTTATTCATATTTTGAAAATAATAATGTAGAGTTTGATTACGAAATACATAAATTTAAAACGTATGAAGCAAATCTTCCACCAATGTTTAGATGTTTTCATCTTCAAAATATTACTGGTTGTTCTTGGGTTGAAACCTCTGATTATACTCACGTTAAAAAAAAGTCAATGAAAGAAAGTCATTGTGATATTGAATTAAATGTAAATTGGAGAAATTTAAATTATATAAAAAAAGATATCAATGCACCTTTAAGAATAGCTTCTTTTGATATAGAGTGTTTTTCTCACGATGGACAATTCCCTCAAGCAAATAGAAAACAAGACGCGGTAATTCAAATAGGTATTACTTATACTTATTTAGGTCAATCTGAACCATATAGACAATATATTGGTTGTTTGAAAGAAACTTTACCTTTTGATGAAACAACTGATTTAAGATGTTTTGATTCAGAAACTGATTTGATTCTTGATTTTAAAAGAGAGATTATTGAATATGATTGTGATATTATTACCGGCTATAATATATTTTATTTTGATGAAAAATATGTATATGATAGATGTGTTGAAATTTTAGAAATAAAAGATCAAATGTCTTATATTAGTAAACTTAAATATAAGGCATGTAACTTTAAGGAAATGAAATTAGCTTCTAGTGCTTTAGGTGAAAATCTTTTGCGATTCTGGGATACTCCTGGAAGAGTTCATATTGATTTGATGAAAGATGTACAAAAGACTTTTAACTTGCCTAGTTTTAAACTAGACTTTGTTGCTTCTAACTTTATTAAGGGAGAAGTGTTAAGTTTTGTAGAATGTGAAAATAGTACTATTGAATTAACTTGTTCGACTGTTGATGATATTGTTAAATTAGATTACATTCATATTGAATCTGTAAAAGGATTCATTTCAGATGAATTAGGAGAAAAAAGTCAAGTGTTAGAAATAGATAAAGCAAATAAGAAACTAAAGGTAACTGCAAATTTAGAATTATATAAAGAATTAAAAGAATCAAAAGAATCTGTGGGTAAGAAAATTTATTGGTCTCAAGCAAAAGATGATGTAGGACCTAAAGAAATTTTTAAATCTTTCAAAGGAAGTGCTCAAGAAAGATCTGTAGTAGCAAAGTACTGTATTAAAGATTGTAAATTAGTAAATTTGTTAATGAATAAATTAGAAATAGTTAACAAGAATATTGAAATGGCTAATGTTTGTTCTGTTCCATTGTCTTTTCTATTTATTAGAGGACAAGGTATTAAAACCTTTTCATTAGTTTTGAAAGAATTTAAGGAACAAGGATTTATTTTTCCTGTTATTAAAATGAATAGAGCTAAACTTTGTAAACCCTGTAATCAACTTACTACAAAATATAGTTGTCCTTTTTGTAAAAATAAACAATTGGAAGAGGTTGAATCAGATGATTGGTATGAAGGTGCAATTGTTTTTGACCCAATTCCAATGGTGGATTATGAAGCGAATGTAACTAAAGATTATAATTCTCTTTATCCTTCCGCTGGTATTCAAAAGAATATGTCTCACGAAACAATTGTAGAAAAAGAGGAATATGATAATTTACCAGATGTAAAATATTATAATGCACAATTTGTAGAATCAGATGGAACAATTCAGTATAGAAGATTTGCACAAAAGAATAATAAACTTGGAGTGATTCCTTTGATTTGGGATAAATTGTTAAAAGAAAGAAAGGTTGTTAAGAAACAAATGGAAGCTGAGAAAGACCCATTTAAGAAAAAGATTTTAGATGCAAAACAATTAGCTTTGAAGATAACTGCTAACTCTTTGTATGGTCAATTAGGTGCACCAACTTCTCCAGTTTGTAAAAAAGATATTGCTGCTTGTATTACTTCAACTGGTCGAGAGATGTTAATCTTGGGTAAGAAATACGATGAAGAAATTCTACCTTGGTTGATAAATGGTATGAGGAAAGCTCTAGAGAACGGTGAAGAAGATAAATTTAATAAATTTTTAGATTGGGAATTTAAGAATAGGAGCAATGCAGAATTTATTGAAGGATTGAAAAAGTATTTAATGGAAGACTTGAATAGCAAGACTATTCAGCCTGTTGTACGGTATGGAGATAGTGTAATTGGAGATACTCCTTTAATACTTAGAAATTCTATAACAAAAGAAATATTTGTAAAAACCATATCTGAATTAGGTGATAATTGGCAAGAAATGGACAATAGAGCTGATAATGAATCTAGAGATGGTAAAGAATCTTGTGAATTAAATAATTTACAATCTTGGACTGAATCTGGTTGGACAAATGTTAAAAGAGTTATTAGACATAAATTAAATGAAAATAAAAAATTAGTAGCAGTTATTACAAATAATAGTTTTGTTGTAGTCACAGATGAACATTCATTACTAGATTCTAACGGTAAAGTAATAAAACCTTCTGAATTAAAATTAAAAACAAGATTATTAAACATTTTACCACCTTATGTTGATTATTTAGAAGGATTATCAATACAAGAAGATAAAAAATATAATACTCAAAAGGAAGCTCTGGAAGATTTTTTAATTGCAACTAATTATGATGCTTATCCAGATATTATTTATAACAACGATGGATGGTATTTAAAAATTAAAAGTTGGTATGATTCTTATGTTGTAGATATTAAAAATTGGGATAAAGAAGAAGAATATGTTTATGACTTGACAACTGATAATAATCATTTTCACGCAGGTATTGGTTGTCAAATTGTTCATAATACCGACTCGAATTTCAGTTGTTACCGCATTAGAGAAAATACTATCAAAGTAGATAGAAAAGAAGCTTTACCTTTATGGAGGGAAATAGTAGCTTTCTCCAAAGAATTAATCAAGCCATTTATTCCAGAAGAATATCAAGATAAGTGGGTTACATTACATGAAAAGTATTATGACGTTAATAAAATTAAGAAATTACAATTACCTGAAAGTCCAGAAGCTTTACCTTATCCAGACCATTGGAAAGTAATTTTACCAATCGATGAAAGACTTAGACAATTTCTGAAAGAATATATGGAAGAAACTTATCTAGGTTGGTTATGGGCCCTTCAAGAAGTTGTTATTAGAAACTTTAAGAATATAGATTATAAATTATGTAAATGGGGACAACATCAAATGAATAAGATTAGATTAATTGCAGAAGACTTGACTGATGAAAGATTAAAAGGCTATGCAGACAGGATTAAACAAATTAATACTGAAA